GAGCTATGGTACGCAAAGAACTACAGCGTAGAGAAGCTATCGGCTATTGGAAAGGTGGTTTCGCTAAGTACGAAATCAAAGATGACGAAGTAGAGTCAGTAGTAGGAACTGTGAGGATTGTAAAATGACAAAAGTAAAAGTATTATCTAAAGGCAACTGGATGTCGCAAAATCACAGAGGTAATGGTAAAGAACCAAAAAGACCAGCAGACCCATGGCTTTATATGGGCAACGGAATGTACATGAAGTACTCAGAATTTTTAAACAGGAGAAACAATGCCAGCTAAATGGAAAGAAAGTGAAGTTATTCACGCAAGAGATGCGAGGGGTCGCATGATGAGAACAGACAACCCTATTAAGAAGTACAAACACTACTATCTTAAACAAACACCTAGCGAAGAACTAATTAAGTATCTAAACGACTTTAGTTCTAAACCGAAGAAAATAATGAAGGCACGAAATGAATTAGTGCGTAGAGGATATACAATAACATGGCGACCGAAGTTGCAATCGTAATTATATTAGTTGTAATCCTAATTTACTTTAACAATAGACCGAGATATTAACATGGGCAAAATTATACAATTTCCAAGTAAAGACTTACTTAACACGCAAGAAGAAATAGATATGCTAAATCACCACTTAGAGCTAGTGGAGGATGACTTGAAAGTCATGCTAGAGCAACTAGATGAGCTTAACGAGGAGATTGTAGCCCTCACCATTGAGTACAATAGTATACTTTCTAAGCTGAAAGGCTTAGTGCTGAAAGTATAGTATTGTATTTAACAACAGGAGAATATATGTACAAATTAGTATGGAAACGAAATCCAATGAAACACTACCACATTGGAATGAAAGCGAATGGTAGTACAATAGTGGGCATTAGACACCCAGAAACATATGAGCAAAACGCTTATATTGAACAATGGCACGGCATGCCTATCAAGAAAAACCCACGCTACATGAACATAGTGTTAGCTAGTGGAGAAATAATCAAATCTACAGAGTTAGTAAGGGATCTTGAAGATGTGGTGTAAGTGTGGAAACAGAATACCTCCAGCACGATGGGAACTTGGCTACAGGTTATGCTTACCCTGTGGCGAAGTTAGTGCAAAAACGATTGCACACAAACGCAAAAAGCAAGTAGGTATTACCTACAACAAAGGTGGTTATCAGTACATAACCGAAATGGATTTAAAAACACTTGGGAGATAATATGAGCAAAATCAATGATTATGCAAAATTTGTAGACTCAACAACCAGTAGACAATCTAAGGATTTCTTAGCGTTTATTAACAGCACAAGCGAACTAGAGGCAAAAGATAATATCAATGTGCCGAGAGTTCTGACAGCTGCGATAGGCATGTTAGCTGAGAGTGGTGAGTTTACCGAAGTACTAAAGAAAATGGTATTTCAAGGAAAAGAGTTCAATGAGGACAATCGTTTTCATATGAAACGAGAACTGGGCGACATACTTTGGTATTGGATTCAGGGATGCATAGCTTTAGGCTACACACCTGACGAAGTAATGGATGAAAATATTAAAAAATTAGAGGCTAGATATCCAAATGGCTTTGAAACAGCAAGAAGTGAAGTGAGGGCAGAAAATGACATATGATGAATTTGTGTGGACATTTGTACTAGGTATTACTGCCTTTGCAATCGGAATGTTTATTTATGCAAACAGCAGAGGAGACGACTAATGAGTGAGCATAGTGAAAAAGTGGAGTATCGAAGAAAGGTTTTAAATGCTGAGATATGGGCAAAGAAAACTAAAGAAATCATGATGGTAGCTAAAAGAAATGGTATAAAGACATGGACAACTACCTACAATGATGGCAGTGTTGATACAGAGTACTGGAATAAAGACGGACTTCGAGATAAAGAAGTTAGAACAAGTCCATTGCTAACAATAGATGACTGTATTGACCAAATGGCAAGGGAGGAAGCTAATGCAAATCTCTGATGGAACAAAAATATGCATCCACATTGATTATGAAATGGGTGTGGAAGAAGGTCTTAGCCACCAAGCTATAGTACGAAATCTAACTAAAGTATGGAGTATGAAACCTAACGAAATTGAAGCTATTATTAAAGAGCAGGAAGAATTTTTATCAGGTCATTCCAAAGGAGTAATAGTATGAGTGTAAACTATACAGAAGAACAAGTAAAGTATATGGTAGAGGCTTATAAAGATAATCCTAGTAGAGAAACTGTTGATGAATTGGCAGAAGAACTCAATAAGAGTGTAAAATCTATCATAGGAAAGCTAAGTCGTGAAGGTGTATATAAGAAAACTGTTTATAAAACCAAGACTGGCGAAGATCCTATTACAAAGAAAGAGCTAGTAGAATCAGTAGCAGACATGCTTGATATAGATAGTACTAAAATTGCTGGTTTGGAGAAAGCTCCCAAAGCAGATTTAAAAAATCTAGTGGAAGCTGTTATGGATGAATTAGGAGTTGAAGATGTCGTATAATTATTTAAAACCTAGTGCTAGAGAGAGTCTTGCAATAATAGTGGATAAGTTAATCAAAGAAAAAAGTAATGCTCTGTATACTTGCTACAATTTCAGAACATTTAAGGAGGCATCTAAATGGGTTTTTGCACTAGCAAGGTCTAAAGATTTCGGTGTGTGTTATGGAATAAGTAAAGAAACTGGAAGTGTGGACATAAACCATATTCTTTTTGAAAATGGCAGTTATATAACCTTAGCTTTTAAAGAAGAGCTAAAAGACCTAGATGAACTCTATCATGATTTTCAAGAATGGGAGGACTATATAAATGGGCTGGAGAGATAAGCGATACGCAAAAATCTTTCCTAGAAATGACAAACTTTGGAAGATCATAGCAGAACATGGAGAATACTTTGAGGTTATCTCTAGTCCACAACCAGAGCCTCAACTCAATATGCAACTAGCAGTAACTTTGAAGGATGAGAATATTACCTTCACCACACAAGTTACAAATCTACGCATGATACAACAATAAAAGTCAAGGCGGGTGTTCCAATCCGCCATCATGACTAAAGTCATAGCGGGTGTATAACATACTAGGGATAATTTCAATAAACTTGTTCCCATACCCACCAAAGTTATACATATACCCACAAAGAATAAGTAACAAATCGACTTAATAGTCTTAATCATTGGTAAAAAATATTTGCGAATCGGACGCAATTGTAGTTAAGTGTTGAAAAGTTGATGATTGGAAGAAAGTCGAAGTAAGATAGTTGACTTTCTTTTGGTGTGATATTGTTGACATAAGATATATCGTAAGCAATCGCCTAAATAGCATTAACTCCGTAGTTGTGATCTTGCGGTGCGCTGACGCTACCTCCAGATCTCATTTACGAAGTAATGATGCTTGAGGCTCATTTTGCATGAGTGATAAATCAATGATTGTCGGAGTAACTATCTTAATTAGATAATAATATTATACCACAAGTTTATCAAAAAAGCTAGAAACATTTTTCCATGGGGTATGAATTTGTGTTTTCGTTTGAGTTTCATTCATGATAATTTATTTTAATCTTTCTTCTAGTGGTAAACATTTTTTGGATTTCTTCGCTTGTTTTTACTACCAGAAAAAGACTCTCTTTCGAAACTGCTAACATGAAAAAATTCTAAGTTATGAGTTTGGAATGCCTACGGCTGATAGTCGTATTGCTAGGAAGTATTAAGTACAAAGTCGAAAAACAATAGTGGTAAAATGTGATCGATTTTGAGACTATCTCTTATGCCGTGGTCTTCGTGCCAAGTATCTGTTATGTTCGGCTGTGAGTTTTTGTTGGCGTTTTTGTGCTGCAGCTTTCATTCTTTTTCTTTTAGCTGTTGGTTTCTCGTAGAATTCGAGTTCCCTTATTCTTTCTTTTAGACCATCACGATCTAATCTTCTTCGAAGCTGACGAATTGCTCGTTCAACTGATTGTCCTTTAACCTCAACTCTCATTCAAACCCTGTGCTCTTGTTAGGCGGCACAGATCATTTGCAATATTGCATTGATTGTCGACAGTAGCTTTGATAAACTTGTGAACCCATGCCATGTCGAATACGAAGTCTTGGTCAGTAGTATTTAGACCAAGCTTTTGTGCTTCTACAATGACAGCGGCAAGTAGCTTATCGCTAATATCATCTGCTTTTCTCATTCTGGGAAATTCAATTACTTTCATCGGTTCTCCTGTGAAACGCCCATCCTCTTTTGCGAAGATAGTTTACTTGTGAGGTTATGCTCGTAGTTCGTCTTAACAATCTACTTGATAACTCGGTTAAAGGGATTTTATTGTAAAGGTCTTTCAGTGTCTGTCGTTCTTTCGTAGACCATTTACCTCTTTTATAAATCATACTCTTATTATATCAAATCGAAAACCATAAGTCAAGAATTATTTTTAGATACCCTTAATTTAGTACTTGACATGAGGTCATGAATTGTGTATAATATATGTTATGGAGAAAAAATATGGATATAGATATAGCATACATAATAATACTCGCTAGTAGTATTTACTTAGCATACAGAACTGGTAAACAGGAAGGCATAGGTGCCACGCTCGATTATATGAAAGAGCAGGGTAAGATCGACTTCGAGGACTAACCAAAAAATAGTTGTTGACTTTTGGTCTACTTTTTAGTATAATATACATAAGTGTAAGAAGGGTTTCTTGCACAATGGCGTCAATACCGAAAGGGTTGGCATAGTTTTACTGAAAAGGAAATTAGGAGAAATAATATGACGATTGATATTAGTAAATTTTGGCTTGGTATGAATAATGAGTGGTTGTTACACAACACTGATACATCATATCCAAGATATAACATTGTAGAGAATGTGGACACAGGCAACTTTCGAATAGAGGTTGCAGTGCCAGGTTGGTCTAAACAAGAACTTGAGTTGGTTCATGAAGATAATGAACTACTCATCAAGGGGAAAAAAGAACGAAAACTGAGTGAGAGTGAAAGATTCTCACATCAAGGTCTCAGTCTTAAATCTTTTGAGCGTAAGTTTATGTTAAACGCAGACTTAAAAGTTGACAATGTCGAACTAACAGATGGACTATTGACTATCGCCTTGTCTAAAACTCCGAACTCCAATCGTAAAGTATTGGATATTAAATGAAAACAATAATAAATAGTTTTAGACAAGTACAAAAATATGAGGACATACAAGACGCATTAGGAACAATGTTTCTAGCTTGTATGTTTGGGTTTGCTGTAATTGCAAGCACAGGTCAAATATTTTAGTACAAGTCAAGACCTAAGTCGAGAGGGCAGG